AACCTCATTTGATATTAATGACGATTCTTTTCCTGTTTTTGGTTCAGTAAAAGAAAACAACTCTTTAATACATTGTGAGAATTTCTTTGGTGTTGTTTTATGTAAATTAGAAACCGCCAATCTACCAGATAATTTAGCGTAGTCTGGATGTGTTGTTGTCATCGATGCAGCAGTCTCTGCCGCTAATACGTCTAACTCTGTTGTTGTAATCCCGTCGTATATGCCTTGTGTTACTTTTAATGTGACATATGTTGGGTCAATATATTCTAAATTTAAATCGCTACAAAAAATACTAATTCTTCTCGTAATTTTATCATACCTCATTTCCTCAAGGGAACCATCTCTTTTCTTTACTTTCATCTTATATTTAATTTTTTTAAAAATCTACGTCACCAAATGCCGAATCTAAATCTTCGGAACCGTTGTTATTTACTCCCATCTTTTGATATTCTGCAACTCGTTTTTCAAAGAAATTTGTTTTTCCTTGTATTGCAATATTCTCCATGAAATCAAATGGATTTGTAGAATTGTACACTTTTGAACATCCTAATGCCGTTAATAATCTATCTGTTACAAACTCAAGATATTGGGCCATTAATTCTGAATTCATACCAATTAATCTAACAGGTAACGCTTCAAGAATAAATTCTTTTTCAATTTCCAAAGCTCCACAGATAATCTCTCTAATTTTCTTTTCACTTAATTTATTATCAATATGGTTATTATATAGGTGACAAGCAAAATCACAATGCATTCCCTCGTCTCTTGAGATTAGTTCATTTGAGAATGTTAACCCTGGCATTAAACCTCTTTTCTTCAACCAAAATATTGAACAGAATGATCCTGAAAAGAAAATACCCTCAACCGCAGCAAATGCAATTAGTCTCTCAACAAAAGATTCTGAACTAATCCATTTCACAGCCCATTCCGCTTTCTTTTGAATTGCAGGAATTGTATCTATTGCGTGAAATAAATGTAATTGTTCTTCTTTGTCTTTAATATATGAATCAATCAATAATGAGTATGTCTCACTATGAATATTTTCCATCATAATTTGAAAACCGTAAAACATTTTAGCTTCAGTATATTGTACTTCGTTTACAAAATTTTCAGCAATATTCTCATTTACAATTCCATCAGACGCTGCAAAAAATGCCAACACATGTTTAATGAAATGTTGTTCATCTGAGTTCAGTTTATTTTCCCAATCTGTTACGTCTTGACCTAAATCAATCTCTTCCGCTGTCCATATACAAGCTTGTTGTTGTTTATACATTTTCCATAAATCATTATGCTCGATAGGGAACAAAACGAATCTATGGGGATTCTCCATTAATATTTTTTCTTTCATGTTCAATTATTTAATTTGCGTTACTTTTTTTTCTTGTGCCTTTTTGTAGATATCGGCAACTCTATTTTTTCTCTTTTCAACTTCATCTTGTTCGTGACCTAATAAAGTATTTTGTGATTCGGTATCAATTACCAAATATTCGTTATTGAACTTACAGTTTTGAAATACTACACCATCTTTACCAATACGTGATTTAAGTAATGTTAAAGTGGCTAAGTTATGTTCTTTTTGTTCTAATGTTTTACCTATTGATAAAATAACGTGTGCAATTTGTGCTTTCTTAATTGAACCTCCCATTTGGTCTCCCGTTACAACCTCAGATGAAATTGATTCACGATTACCTTGTGTGGCAGTCCATATTGCCATTTCAAATTCACCTGTCATAGATTCCAAACTTCTCATAACAGAACCTTCACCTTTCCACTCTTCACCGTTTGTTGATTTATCAGATGAAATACAATCAACATAGTCTAAGACTAATAAATCTACTTTAATACCATCTGAATTCATTTTTCTGATTTTATTTTTAATTTCAGAAACCGTAACATTATCACTCGCCAACTTTAATAATTTTAAAGTACCTGTAGAACGAGATTGAGCCTCTTCAACTTTTTCCTTTACTAAGTCTTTAAATTCAGGTTGTTCGTCAGGTGCAATGTCTGACCAAATGGTGTAGTGTTTTCTTTTAATGTTACCCGGATTATCTTCAAAGAATATTTGAACAACGTTATAACCTAAGTTATAAGCGGTATTAGCAAACTTAGTAAGTAAGGTAGTTTTACCAGTACCCGTAGGTGCCAATACAACCCCCAATTCTCCTATTCCCAATCCACCTTTAAGTAAGTTGTCAACTCCAACAATACCTGTCGGTAATGGGTGTCTAAAGTCCTTTTCTAACGCTCCATCAATATCAAAAAATACATCATGAGCTTCGTCATTTGTAATACCGATTTGTAATGCCTTTTGAATGATTTGTTCAATTTTGTTATAAGCCTCAAACTCACCACTTTCAATAATATTTTGAACACTTTTAAGTTCTCTTTTTAAATTTTGTTGTTTACAAAAATTAAGAGCCGTGTCTTTAACATATGCAATTTGGTCTTCATTTTCCTTTATTGATTCCAACGTGTCAAGATGTACCTTAGAGGAATCTTTATTACCGCCTTCGGCCATAATTTTTTGGGCCAGTGTATTGTAATCGGGAATTCTATTGTAGGTCTTATATAACTCTTTAATGTTCTCAATTATAAATTTAAATGAGGCGTTCTCAAAAAATTTAGTTTCTAATACATCAATTATCGATTCGGCATATTTCTTGTCTTCAACTATTGCTTTAATTAGGGATTGTTGAAATGAAAACCCTAAATACCCAAAATTCCTCTCTTCCATGTTTATTTTTTATATATATGTTTTTAATTATAACTCGTAGTTCAAATATGTAGTCTCCAACTCTTCAGATGATAAAATGTCAGTTAAATCTGATAAAATTCTTTTGAGTTTTGGACGTATGTCAACCGTATATCTAACCTTTGGGTGGTAATAATATGCGGGGAATATCCTTTGAATAAATACATCGTCTTCCAACTTAATTTCTAATAAAAAATGTTCTCTGTCTTTCTCTGGTGAATCTTCCACATAGTCGGAAGATAAGAAATAATTCTGATTTTCACACAAATAATTGGAACTTTTTATTTTTAAATCATCACTAATATCCTCACAAATATTTTTTAAATAATAGTGTAAGTCCATGGAACGTCTTGCTTGGTCAACGTGATCTTTTACGTTGAAGTATCTTTGACAGATTATGTTCCCTTCTAATGTTAGAACAAATTCGAATTTTGTAATGTCTGGTTGTTGATTACTCATAATTTTTGATTTTTATCGTTTTTTTATTGTTTTTTTCTTTTCTTGTTAAACGGAGAAATGGGTTTAAAAATTTTGTCCACGCATCGTCTGATTTTGGTAATACGTTGAACAATCCATCTTCCATCATCATTCTCATTGTATTTTTATATGACCGACCTTCGGGGTCTAATGGTTCATTAATTAACAATGTAATATTTTCTTCAGCCTCGTCAGTTAAGAATGGTTCATCCAAACTAACGATACGATTGTTTACGTCGAAGAACTCTTCACCGAATACGCCGTACTTTGTAACTCCTGTTAATAAATTTGCAATTAATTTGTTGTGTTTGTCCTGTTCAAAAAGGAGATTACCCCTTTCTTTAACTTGTTGAACGGATATCTTTTCGGCTCTAATTTCGGGAAATAGAGATATAAATTTCTTTACTCCCATTCCTTTAATTCCTGCGATGTTGTCTGAGGAATCACCACACATCATTTTTACTAACTTAACGTTTTCAATTAAGATTTCTTCGTGGTCGTAAACTATCGTATCATTTTGTTTGTATAATTTGTGATGGGACGGATTGTAAATTTCCGTATTGTCTGACACTAACTGTGTCAAATCTCCATCAGATGAATAAATGATTTTCTTTTCGTTAGGTGAATTTTGCGTGTAATAAGCAATACTATCATCTGTCTCACAAAATTCATACTCACCTTGTCTTACAAATAACTCTTCAAGATATTGTTTAACTCGTTCTCTTTGGTATGAGTATGAACTTAATTCTTCTTCAGTCCTAAGTCTTTGTCGTCTATTTTCTTTATAATGAACGTAGATTTTTTTTCTATTTTGAGAACCTTCAAATCCGTCCCAAAATACAACTATCTTGTCTAAGTGATATAACTCAAACGTTCTCCTAAGAGTATTGAGAAAATGATAAATCCCTCCAATGTGTTGTCCCCTATAGAACATATTCTTGACACCATAGAAACCAATCGTAAGTAAATTATCTCCATCAACAAGTAAAACGGACATTTAAA